TTATATTCCGTTGGTTCTCCGCCTAATGCTCAATTTAGAAAAAATAAAATCTTTTGATGCTTTGTCTAAAGACGAACAAGTAGAAGCGCTTACGCTTATAGATAGGTGGAAAAACTTAAATGCACGAGATAGATGTAGAGCTGATTTTTTAGAATTCGTAAAATTTCATTGGGAAGGTTTTATTATGGGAAGGCACCATAAAATACTTGCTGAAAAATTAAATCGCATATCACAGGGCAAATGTAAAAGATTAATGGTTATGCTCCCACCAAGACATTCTAAGTCAGAGTTTGCCTCAACTTATTTTCCTGCATGGATGATGGGTTTGAATCCAAGTCTAAAAATAATACAAGCAACCCATACCGCAGAACTAGCTGTAAGATTTGGTCGTAGAGTTCGTAATATTATAGATAGCGAAGAATATCAAGCAATATTTCCTAACATAAGTTTATCAGGAGATAATAAATCAGCGGGTCGTTGGACTACCGATGACGGTGGAGAAGCTTTTTATTCAGGTGTAGGTGGTGCTATTACAGGTCGTGGTGCTGATTTACTTATAATTGATGACCCACATTCAGAACAAGATGCTCTTAGCCCGAGTGCTTTAGAATCATGTTGGGAATGGTATACCTCAGGGCCTAGGCAGCGTTTACAGCCTGGTGGAGCTATTATTTTAGTTATGACACGTTGGAGTTCCATAGATCTAACAGCTAAGTTATTAGACGCACAAAAAGAATCAGCCGCAGATCAATGGGAAGTTGTAGAGTTTCCTGCTATTTTTCCAGATACTAATAACGCTTTGTGGCCTGAGTTTTGGGCTATAGAAGAATTAAACAAAGTTAAAGCATCACTACCAGTACAAAAATGGAACGCCCAGTGGATGCAAACCCCAACCTCTGAAGAAGGATCTATTGTTAAACGTGAATGGTGGAATCTATGGGAAGGTGATTCTTTACCGCCTGTAAGTTATATTATACAAAGTTACGATACTGCCTTTTCTAAAAAAGAAAACGCTGATTACTCGGCTATATCTACATGGGGTATATTCCGTCCTACACCTGATTCACCTGATTGTATTATCTTACTAGATGCACAAAAAGGACGTTGGGATTTCCCAGAACTAAAACGCATAGCTTATAACGAATATAAATACTGGGAACCTGATATGACGTTAATTGAAGCAAAAGCCTCTGGAACGCCTTTAACTCATGAACTTAGAAGGCTAGGCATACCTGTTGTTAATTACTCACCAACCAGAGGACATGATAAATCTACTCGTATGCACTCAGTAGCACCTATTTTTGAATCTGAATTAGTGTACGCACCACAAAAGAAATTTGCTGAAGAAATGATTGAAGAATGCGCTGCATTCCCTTTTGGTAAAAATGATGATTTGTGTGATACTATGACCCAAGCTCTCATGAGATTTAGAGAAGGCGGATTAGTTTCTCTTGATGATGATTATTCCGATGAAGCAAAAGCACCAGTTAGAAGGGTATATTATTAATGGCGATAGAAAAAGATATAAATCCAACAGTCCTAAACGAAGAAAACCAAATGTCTCTAGGGGACGAAGGTATGGACGTAGTTCTTGCGGCCATTGAAGAGGCTGGTACAGATGACTTTGTTATGCAAGAAGATGGTAGTGCAATACTAGAATCTAGTATGCAAGAACAAGTAGAAACTGGATTTGATGAAAACTTAGCTGAATCTATGGACGATAGAGATCTAAGTAAGATTGCTAACGAACTTACGGATGGCATAGAAAAAGATAAGTCATCTCGCGAAGATTGGGAAAATACATATACAGACGGCTTAAAGTATTTAGGCATGAAGGTTGATGATGAAAGATCAGAACCTTTTGCAGGGGCTTCAGGAGTTGTTCATCCATTATTAGGTGAAGCAGTTACAACTTTCCAAGCACAAGCTTACAAAGAATTGTTACCTTCTGGTGGGCCTGTAAAAACACAAGTTATTGGTGCCTACGATTCTGCTGTAGAAGAACAAGCACAAAGAGTAAAAGAATTTATGAACTATCAGATAACTCACGTTATGGAAGAGTTTGATGAAGAGTTAGATCAAATGTTGTTTTACCTACCTCTAGCAGGTTCAGCATTTAAAAAGATTTACTATGACGAATCAATAGGTAGAGCTGTTTCTAAGTTTGTAGCACCAGAAGATCTAATAGTTCCTTACTTTACAACTGATTTAGAATCATGTCCTAGAATTACTAATGTTATTAAAATGCCAGAGAATGAGGTTAAAAAGTTACAAGCCTTAGGTTTTTATAGAAAAGTTGATGTTGACATGGGTGGTGATAACCAAGTTTATTCTGAAGCAAAAGAAGAAATAAACAAATTATCAGGTATGGAACCTTCTTACGATGACGGAGAAATATCTTTATTGTATGAAGTGCATTGCAATTTAGAACTTGATGGTTTTGAAGACATTGGTCAAGATGGTGAAGCTACTGGAGTAAAACTTCCTTACATTGTTACACTTGATACAGGCTCTAGTGAAGTATTATCTATACGTAGAAACTTTAAAGAAGAAGATCCATTAAAAAATAAAATAGAATACTTTGTGCACTTTAAGTTTTTACCAGGTTTAGGATTTTATGGCTTTGGTTTAACTCACATGATAGGCGGCTTGTCTAAAGCATCCACTTCTATTTTAAGACAGTTAATTGATGCTGGTACTTTAGCTAACTTGCCTGCTGGTTTTAAAACTAGAGGTATTAGAATTAGAGATGAAGATACTCCAATACAACCGGGTGAATTTAGAGATGTAGATGCTCCGGGTGGATCACTAAGAGAATCTATACAGCCATTACCTTTTAAAGAACCAAGTGCTACTCTTTTAAATTTACTAGGAATACTAGTAGATGGTGGTAAAAAGTTTGCATCTATTGCTGAAATAAATACAGGTCAAGGTAATCCAAACGCACCTGTAGGCACAACTCTAGCTTTATTAGAAAGATCTACTAAAGTATTGTCTGCTATACATAAAAGACTACACAACTCGCAGAAGAAAGAATTTAGATTATTAGCACAAGTATTTAAAGAATACCTACCACCAGAATACCCTTATGCAATACCAGGTGGCAACGCTCAAATTAAATTAACAGACTTTGATGAAAGAATAGATATAATTCCTATATCCAATCCAGATGTATTTAGCCAATCTCAAAGAATTGCTATGGCTCAAGAAATGATGCAGTTGGTACAATCAAACCCAGAAGTTCATGGGCCTAATGGGGTATATGAATCATACAAAAGAATGTATGCGGCCATAGGTGTGGATAATATAGAACAAATACTAACACCTCCACCTCCAACAGAACCTAGTCCTTTAGAGGCAGGTTTTGAAAACAACAAACTTTTGTTAGGTCAACAAGCTCAAGCTTTTGCTCAACAAGACCATGATTCGCATATAAAGACACACATGGCTATACTTAATACGCCTCCTGTACAAATGAATGCACAAGTACAAGCACTAATACATTCACACATTATGCAACATTTACAAATGAAGTCTGATGTTTTAGCTGAACAACAAATGCCACCAGAAGCTATGCAACAATTTCAACAGTTGCAACAACAAGCACAACAGGCTAATCCAGCAGAATCACAACAAATAATGCAACAAGCAAGCGATATACTTGCTCAGTTTTCAGCTCCCATCATGGCAGAACTTATTACAGAGTATAGTCAAAAAGTTTCAGATCCTAGTGATGAAGATCCATTGGTTTCTATTAGAAAACAAGAACTTGCACTAAAGGGTCAAGAACTGTCTATGGAACAACAACAATTCTTACAAGAAGAAAAACGTAAAGCTTTAGATGCTCAAAGAAGAGTTAATGTAGACAAAGAAAGAATAGGATCTATGGAAGATATAGCAGATTTAAGAGATGAAACTGCCAGAGCAAGGCTAGAACAACAAGCTCGTTTTAAATTATT